GTAATGTTTTCCTCTAAAACTGGCGAATGGGAAACTCCACAAGATTTTTTTGATAAACTTAATTGGAGATTTGGGCCGTTCGACTTAGATCCTTGTGCGGCATCCTCCAATACCAAGTGTATTAACTTTTTTAGCGAAGATCAAGACGGACTTCTTCAAAATTGGGAAGGATACACAGCCTTTGTTAATCCTCCGTATGGTCGAGGGATCGATAAATGGATCCAGAAGGGGTATGAGGAGTCACGCAAACAACACACCAAAGTTGTGATGTTAATCCCCGCCCGCACCGACACCAAATATTGGCATCAATATATTATGAAAGCTGACGAGGTTTACTTTGTGAAGGGCCGCCTTAAGTTTGGAGACAGCACAAACAGTGCTCCATTCCCCTCGGCTGTGGTTGTGTTTGATGGGGGAAATAGGCAGCAAATATTTGGAGCAATAAATAGATGAATCGTAAGAGCCGCCGCGATTTAGAAAAGAAAATGGGTAAGGATGCCATCGGCGATCTCACCGAAAAAATTTTCCAGTTTAATAGATTGCCAGAATCCTGTAGCGCATGCCAAAAAGAATTTGACAAAAAGGACAGAAAAATGCTACAATCATGGAAGATTGTTATAAGACAAGAAAGCATCAGACTGTTTTGTCCAAAATGTATCAAAAAAACTCAGGAGGCATTAGATGAGCATCGTTAGGCTATCCACAGAAGGATTACAGAAAATTTTAAGTGGCCACGTAAAGGAGCCATCGACATGTATTGTCAAATTCTATCTTAATGATTGCCATTTGTGCCATAATTTAAAAGAATATTTTGAAGATATTGCAGGCACAACAGAATACTCTGACTTGCATTTCTTCGCTTTTAATGTTGAAGATTATCCGGCAATTGAAAGGCAGCTAAACTTTAACGGAGTGCCGACCATATCCCTTATAAAAACAGGAGCATCAAAGCCGAAAATACGAATTTTACCAGAACCCGACAAGCCCAACGAGGAAACGTGGTACCAAGTAAAAGATATTAAGAAATTTATCGAAAAGGAAAAATAATGCAGCAAGCCTTATCATATGATGACGTGTTGTTGTTACCGCAATACTCCGACATTCGTTCGCGTTCCGAAATAGATATTTCTACTGATCTTGATAAAGGTTTAAACCTGCAGCTGCCCATTATATCTTCGCCAATGGATACAGTTTCCGAATCTAACATGGCAACAGCCATGTCAAAACATGGCGGAGTTTCAGTTATACATCGATACAATACAATTGAAACACAGGCCGGCCTCGTATCAACCGCCAAGAATTCCGGCACCATGGTGGGGGCCGCAATTGGCACTACGGATGATTATTTAAACCGCGCCGTGACACTGCAGACGGTTGGAGTAGATTTTATTTGCTTGGATGTTGCGCATGGCCACCACATTTTAATGAAGGAGGCGTTGCGCACGCTAAGGAAAAAACTTGGTGACGAGTTTCACATTATGGCAGGTAATGTTGCCACTTTAGCTGGCCTTAATGACTTAGCTGATTGGGGTGCGGACTCTGTTCGTTGCAACATTGGAGGCGGCTCGATATGTTCTACGCGCGTCCAGACAGGCCATGGTATCCCGGGCCTACAAACAATTTTTGAATGCGCAAAAACAGATCGCAATGTAAAAATTATTGCTGATGGGGGCATTAGGACTTCTGGAGATATAGTGAAGGCTCTTGCTGCCGGCGCCGACGCAGTTATGGTTGGTTCTTTGTTGGCTGGAATGGATGAGTCGCCCGGTAAGGTTTTTGAAGAAAAGGATGGGTCTCGCTGGAAAATATATCGTGGAATGGCCAGCAAGGAGGCACAGATTAATTGGCGCGGAAGGTACTCTTCCTTCGAGGGAGTTTCTTCACGAGTGCCATATCGGGGTCCGGTTAGTAATATTTTGCAAGACTTGGAAAAAGGAATACGCTCGGGATTTTCATACTCTGGTTCAAGATCTCTTCCGGAATTACAAGCAAAGGCTAAATTTATCGTGCAGACTTCATCCGGAATATCTGAAAGTAGTGCACATATCACAGGAAGAACTTGGTAATGGCGCACGATATAGACTATGGCAACCTAAACAAAAGAATAGTATTCACAGAAAATGATCACCGGCATGCCAAATTTATAATTAGATTGCGCCAAGACAGCCTAAAACAGTCGGAATTTTTTCGACATATTGTGACAGGGTATATCGATGGCAACGAGAACATTCAAAACTTTGTGGATGAAATAAAACAGCAGTCGCAAAATAGAAAAACAAAATCAAGAAGGACCATTTCCCGCGGCCAGGAAATTCTCAAAGACCTTGCTTTAGACGAGGGCGAAATAGAGAATATATTTGACATTCTTGAAGAGGAACATCCTGAATTATGAATTCTTGCGGGTTAAGAGCGTGTTCCTTAAAGTGTATGTCGAAGAAGAAAGCATGCAACGAAAAAGAATGTCGTTTGTGGATTGAATTCCCACAAGAACTAAACTGTTGCTTAATATCTATTTATGAAAACGGAAATATGACATTAAGAGAAATCGGAGAAAGAATTGGGGTGTCTTTTGCGCGGATAAAGCAAATAGAAACTGAAGCATTAAAAAAAATGAAAAGGAACTCCTTACTTAATGATTGAGCATACCGACATTTTAGGGAAATTGCAAAAATAGAAACTATTTATAGTTGAGTTTACATTTAAGGAGAATTATAATGGCTCGTAAAACACTTTTAACTGAAGGCGAAATTCGCCAATTTATGAAGTTGGCTAACTTGCCAGCAATAGGCTCCAGCCGGCTAGAGGAAATGGCCCCGGACCTCAAAGAGCAGTTTCCTGACGAAGAGGAAGAGGCCGAAGAGATGCCCCTTGATATGGGAGCAGAGGAAGAGGCCCCCTTGGATGACCTGGGCCCAGTAGATGATGCCGAGATGGAAATGGGCGATGACCTTGGTGACCTAGACGTTGGTGGCACCGATGAGGCTAGCGTAGAGGAGTTAGTACAGGCCCTGGCCGATACTATTGCTGACGTTACCGGAGTCCCTGTCTCTGTAGAAGGCGGCGAAGGTGAAGTAGAACCAGCGCCCGAGGATGAGGCCCCGGAAGACATGGAATTAGATGCAGATTTAGGTGCAGAAGAGCCGGATCTGGATGTTGGTGAAGAACTACCTCCCGAGCCCGAAGAAGAAGTACCCGGAATGCGCGACGTATATGAGAACAAAGAAGACGTGGTTAACGAGGTGGCGCGCCGTGTTGTAGCTCGCCTAACACAAGAAAAGCAAAATGATGATTTGGCGAACCAGCTTGCTGAGAGAATTTTAAAGAGAATTACATCCACGAAATAACTTGACACATGTTTTACGAGAAGTTATAATATAAGGGCCGCCACTGATGGCGGCCTTTTTTTGAGAGGATTTATGGAACATTGGGCGCTTTATTTATTAATGTTTTTGTTTGGCTATATGACACACAAAACATTTTACTTTATGAAGGCTAGCCGCCTTAGTGTTACTTTACTTAAGACATCGTATATAATATATTTGTCAGTGTTAATAAAGGCACTCGAACATCTTTCATACGCAAGAGAATTAATGCTGGAGCACATGATCAAGGCAGAAAAAAATAGCATTCAAATTAGCTCCTTTGAAATTCGTTTTGATAAAGATGTTCAAATGTTTAAGTCGCGATCCATTGCCGCACTCATCGCAATCCATCCTACATTTTTTCGTACGATAATAGAGTTTGATGATTGGCCAAGTTCGATGGAATATTTATTAAGCAAGAAAGAAGTCGCTCTGGCGTTTTGGGAGTCCGAAAGTGATAAATAAAATAAAAGAAATTGTAAGATCTATTTTGACAGAAGAGCAACAAGAAAATAAAGATAAAATTATCATTATTGATCCTGAATCTTTGGGAGAGGCCGCCGGCACACCGGAACCCGACATGCGCATAGTGGGGATGTTTTGTGAGGTGGTTGACGAAAAGGTTGCTGAAGTTGTGCACGCAATGTTATATTTAAATGAAGTCAATAAGGCACAACCAAGCGACAAGAGGCGCCCCATTGACTTTTACATATCAACATATGGCGGCAATGCTGATGATATGTTTGCCCTATATGATATAATGAAGCAGATTCAGGAAGAAACTGAAATTCATACCATTGGTGTGGGCAAGGTCATGTCGGCCGGCGTACCATTGTTGGCCGCTGGCACCAAAGGTAAGCGAAGGATTGGTAAGAACTGTCGTGTGATGCTTCATTCCGTTGTGGCGGGAAATCATGGACCGATTCATAATCTCATAAATGAAATGGAAGCA